GCAATAATTATGCTCGACATGGTTTGCGAGCAGGGTTTGGAAGCCTTTCATCAGTTGGCAGCACCGCTCAAAGTGCAATATTTCTAACAGAAAATAGTGCTGTAAACAAAAATGCTTCTAATATATTTACTCCTATTGTTGCAGATTTACTAAATCCATTTGAAGATAGACAAAAAACAGTTAGAGGAATTTCAGGCCTCTTGGCCTCTGGGTGGTATGGAACTGAGCTTTGGTCTGGTAATTGGGCCAATACGAGTGCTATAACAACTATTACGCTTTTGCCCTTAATCGGTGCTAATTTTGTAGCTGGTTGCCGTTTTTCTTTGTATGGAACGAGGATTACTTAATGCCCACACCAACTTATGACAAGATTGCTACGCAAACAGTTAGCGGCTCTGCCACAAATATTACTTTCTCATCAATTCCAGGCACATATAGAGATTTGATTTTGGTCTGTCAGGGGATTACAAGCACTACAACTCAGGCGTGGATTCGATTCAATAATGATTCTTCGAATATTTATAATTTTACAAATGCAAGTGCTATCGCTGCTGGAACTTATTCCGCCTTTGTTTTAGCAACGCAATTTAGATTTGCGAATAGAGTTGAATTTAGTGCGTCTGAAAGAGTGATTGCGATTATACAAATCCTAGATTATGCACAAACAGATAAGCATAAAGTAGTCCTATCGAGAACAAGTAGAAATGATGGCTCAGAACTACAAACTAGTAGGTATGAAAGCACAAGTGCAATCTCCTCAATCTTGATTGACCAAGAGGTAAGTGCCAGTTTTAGTGATGGTTCGGTTTTTACTTTGTATGGGCTGGTGTCTTGATGACTTGGACGATTATTGAGCATAAAGAAACAAGCGGAACTTCCATTACATTTTCTAATATTCCACAAACTTATACAGATTTAGTAATGCAATTTTCTGCAAGAGTGAATATCAATACTGGTGGAAGAGCTGGCACAGTTGAGTTGCGACCCAACGGGCTGACAACAAACATTGCTGGCAGAAGATTGCGTGGTTTAGGCACACCCGATTCAGTTATCACACAATCTACTGGCGGTGCTTTTGAACTTTATGCTTCAGACAATACGATGTCCCCAGCCTTTTCAACAGTCACTATCTATATAAAAGACTACAAAACTAGTAATTCAAAAATGTTCTCCATTGACCAATCAGCAGAGGGAGCGGCGGCAAATCCGCCAATGGCATTGCAAGGAACTCGTTGGAACAGTAGTGATGCAATTACTAGCTTAGAAATTTATTATGGAAGCTCCATCGACTTTGGCTTTTTCACGCTTTATGGAATCAGCAGCTAAAAGACAGGTAGAATAAAAACATGACAAACAGACCGACACGCCTAGTTGTAGATTGCAGCCTTCCCGAAGGCCACCCTGACAAGGTGCAGATTATTCCCCTAACCGATGCTGAGATAGCAGAGCGTGAGGCACAAGCCGCACAAGCCGCTATCGAACAGGCTGAGAGGGAAGCTGCCGAGGCTCAGAAACAGGCAAACAAAGAAAGTGCAAAGGCAAAGCTCGAAGCACTAGGTCTATCAGAGGCCGAGATACTCGCACTTCTAGGCTAGTCATGGCTGAGGAAACAAACGGCGTTCGCATAACGCAACGAGACATCTACGAAAAATTGGTAGAGCTGCAGGCAGTTCAAATAGAAATTGTCTCGGATATTCGGAATCTCAAGGATTTGCCTCAACGCATGAATCGAGTAGAGCAGAAACTTGCTCGCATGGAGTGGATTGAGAAGCTTGTCTTTACAGCACTTGGTTCGGGTATCACAGGGTTTATTGCAGCACTCTGGGCCTTGATCCGATGAGACACCCCTTCTCTAAGAAGCTCATAACCTCACGCTTCGGGGCAACGGCTAATCGCCTGATCGCACATCGAGGTCTTGATTACGCTCCAAAGGAAGGCTCACGCATTCCAGCGGTGGCTGACGGCACAGTCCAGTCGGTCAAGTGGTCGAGGATTCTAGGTTGGGTTTTAGTTCAATCAGCTTGGGATGAGATCGGCAAGCGAACAGTTTTCATCGGCTACTGCCACCTTCAGGAAGAACCAAAGTTGAAGACAGGGACAAAGATAAAGAAATCTCAGACTGTCGGACTGACCGGCAACACAGGCTCAGCATCCAAAGGTAGCCACCTTCATCTCACAATAGGTCCAAGGCCAACCTCAGTTTTCTTCGGAGTTGTTTTTGACCCTGAAACCTTCATTGACGAGCGACTAAGTGCCTAGCTGGAAACACCGCAGAAGACTTATCTACTTGTCTTTTGCCCTGTCTGCATTCATGATTCTGTTTGGGGCGATTACTTATGAGGCAGATTCATCAGTCAGCCGAGAACTAATCATCGGCGGAGTGGCTTTGATTTCTATCATCCTGACCGCTTATACTGCTTTTGCTACTTACGAAGATGTAAAAACTAGAAAGGGCAATCATGAAGATCTTTAGTCTGGACTTCCTAAATTACGCTGGCGAGAGGGCTATAAAGACTGTCGCTCAGGCAGCAATCGCATTCCTTGGATCAGGCTCAATTGGCCTATTCGCCATTGACTGGGCTGGGCTTGCTTCGGTATCTCTGGGTGCAGGGTTTTTGAGCCTGCTGACCTCTGTCGCATTCAAAAAGGATTAAAAGAAAAAACCCCCGACTTTCATCAGGGGATTTTCTAAGGTAAAAACCTTTAGCCGTTGCGGTCCACTCAAGACTAATCGGGTCAAGCAACACGCATGATTAGTGCTTTTAGCATAGGGACTTTCTGAATACCTGTCAACTACCTTTCAGAGGGCAAAGTTGCAGCCCAAATGCCATACTTTTGGCCTGATTCCACCGCATACCTAAAGCACTCAGCCTTGACTGGGCAGGTGTCACAGAGCCTCTTGGCGATCACGATAGACAACCTTCGGCGTGTCTCATCTCGAATGTCCTCAGGATAGAAAAGCTCAGGGAAATCCTCGCAAGGCACGCCATTAGCCGCATGAATAGCCTTGAGAAGGCGATAGTGCTTCTGGTCAAAATGTGCCATTGTAGAAGCCTACGGAATAAATGTCGGAGGCAGGGGAGAAAATACAGACATGTTCAAAATACATGCACCTGAGAAATTCAATGAAGCGACACTACTCGGAGTCTTTGAGGCTGGCACGCCTGAATGGCACGAAGCCCGCAAGGGATCCATCGGGGGATCTGAGATCTCCACAATCATGGGACTAAATCCTTTCGAGTCACCTATGGCTCTATTCCTAAAGAAGACAGGCAAGATACCCTCACAGATTGAGGAGAACTGGGCAATCAGATTCGGCAAAGCGTTCGAGTTGCCGATTCTTCAGCTCTGGTCAGAGGAGCATCCTGAGTATGAGATTTTCCTGACTGGCACTTATCAAGATGCTCTTATTCCGTTTCGTCATGCAAACCCTGATGCGCTGGCTCGACACAAAGAGACAGGCGAGTGGATTGTGATTGAGGTCAAGACAGGCCGACAGACTTGGGAGGAGTTGCCTGCTGGTTATTACGCTCAGGTGCAGCACTACCTAGACATTCTCGGACTCAAGAAGGCCGCTTTGGTGGCAGTCGCAGGAATGACTTGGCACGACTACTGGATTGAGCGTGATGACTTTGAGATTGACATTGCTCGACAGAAGGCGATTGACTTTCAGGCTTGTATGTTTGCAGACCAACGACCTGAGTGGGATGGCTCGGAGTCAACCTACGAAGCTGTCCGTTACCAGCACCCGCTGATTGACGAGACGGAGGTTGAGATTGACTCGCTGCACTACCTTGCAAACGCACAGGCTAAATACGATGAGGCAGCGGAAGAACTGCGCCTAATCAAGTCACAGGTTCTCGATGCAATGGGTCGGGCTAAATACGCCTACATGGAAGTTGACGGACAGAAAGTTCGCATAGCATCGAGGCAGGCAAAGGGAGAAGGTCTCCCCTATCTAGTAGTCAAGAAGGGAAAGAAATAATGGCTAGGTTTGATTTGTCACAATACGCAACTGTTGAGGAAAGACTCAAAACATTCTGGGCTGATGAGAAGAACTCTGATGCTCGAATTATTACCCTAAATCACAGTAAGGACTCTGCGCTGTGGATTATCGAGACGAGAATTTATTTGACCGCTGGCGATCAGGCCACCGACTTACCAAAGACAACGGGGTGGGCCAGTGAGGCAAACTCTGATGCGTTTGCCTTAGAGCGATGCGAGACTTCTTCAATCGGTCGTGCGCTCGCTAACTACATCTACTCAGGCTCAAAGCGTCCAAGCAGGGAAGAAATGGAAAAGGTTGCAAGGATGGATTGGCTAGAAAGAGCTGGTAGTCTTGGCACAATCGAAGAACTGCGAGACCTTTATGCACAAGCTAAAGCCAACAACGCTTCTCAGGAAATCCTAGAAGGGTTGAAACTTTATGCTCAGCGATTTGAAGAGAGCCAAACTCCAAGAGCTGGAGGAGGCGTATCTGGTGGCAAGGTTTCGAGGACAGGAATGTGAAGCTCAGTTCTGGAACAGGGAACTCATCGAGCTTCTGTTAGGGGTGTTGAGTGATACAGGAAATCCAGAGGCAACTAGCGGAACTGATAGCGGAGAACTCTAAGGGTTCGACTGCGCTGTTCGAGGCCGAGAAAGCATTAGCTGAAGCCGAATACGATTTGGATTTAGCCGAGCAGAAGGCTTACATCAAAGCCGCCGGGACAGTCCGAGACCGGGAAGCCATTGCCAAACTTGAGTCCGCTGATCTGCGGCTGGCTAGGGATTTGAGGAAGGCCGAACTGGGTCGAATTAGGCAGAAGATAAAGAGCATTGAGACCGCCAGCATGGTTCTAGCAACCCAAGCCAAACTCATAGGGCAAGAAACTAGGCTGTAAGGCCTTAGGATGCGATTAGAGGGCATTAGACCGCTTTTGGTTATCCTTATCTATTTTGATGGTCAAAAGCCTTTATAAACCAAAATATCGGTGCTATACTAAAAACCCCGGCGATGCGCAAACATCCCGGGGCATGAGCAGACTGAAAGAGAGTCCACTATGTCTGATTATAAGACCTGCACCAAGTGCAAGCAATCAAAATCTTTAGACGCATTTTCCGCCCATCGAGGCTCTAAATCATCTAAATCCGGGTTTAGATCAACTTGTAAAAGTTGCGATGTTATTGCAAACAGGCTTTACCGGGCTGCAAATCGTGAAAAAGTGAATGCCGCTAAAAGAGCTTGGGCTGGTAAAAATAAAGACAAAATAAAAATTTGGGATAAAAGATATCAACTTGCAAATGCGGAAAAATTATCTATTTATAACGCTAATTATAGAAAAATAAACGCCGAGAAGTTGTCTGAGCAAAAAAGGCAATGGCGGATAAAAAATGCAGATTATAAAAAAGAGGCGGATAGGGTCTGGAGTCAAAAAAATAAAGACAAGGTAGCTGCTGCCTCTAGAAGATTTAGAATAAATAGTCCAGAAAAAGCCAAGGCTGCTCAATATCGCTATCAAGCTAAAAAGCCTGAAGTTCGCAAACTCATACTTATGAGGCGTAGAGCAAGGATGGCTGAATCTTCGATTTTTATAATTCCAGTAAAAAACATCCGCAGAATGATGATGAGACCATGCGCCTATTGTGGCCAATTTTCAAAACATTTAGATCATGTGATTCCGATTGCTAAAAATGGAATACATGGGCTTGGTAATCTCATCCAAAGTTGCGCTAAGTGCAATCAGTCAAAAAATAAATTAACTGTTAGTGAATGGAAGCTTAGAAAGAAGAAGTATGGCTATTAGCGAATACATTAGGAAAAAAATCAGGGAAAGGGATTTTTATTGTTATCACTGCGGAGCAACTGAGGCCTTAGAGGTGCACCACAGAAAAGGCCGCAAAATGGGGAGTTCCAAATTATTAGACAGGCTAGATAATTTGATTTTGGTTTGTTCTAAATACAACTTTGAGATGGAGGCTGACGCAAATGTGGCAGCTGAGGCTAGGGAGTTTGGGCACAAATTGGCATCATGGGAAGACTTTTCCAGTCCAGTATTTGACGCACCGCATTTGACTTGGTATAAATTGTCCGAGGATGGTAGCAAGGTAGAGACACAGCCACCTAGTTATCTAATCTAAGAAGGGGAAAGAATGGATATTGAACAGCTAGCAAGAAAGATGCGTGAACACGCTCTTCGGATAGAAGCGGAACAAGAGAAGATTGACCTATCAGAGCGTAAGCAGCGACAGGATCAGCTAGACGCAATCAAGAAGCTTTACTTCAACGCTGGTCGCTGGGCTGGTGGAGCGAGAGATCGCAGAGCAAAAGAGGCATTTCAAAAAATACAGTTGGTTGCCTAATGTCAATTTCAGCACTAACCCTAAGTCTTTATCACTCGCAGGCCACTTACTCAACCCGCTTAGTTCTGATCGCTATCGCCAACTTTGAGGGTGAACATGGAGCTTATCCATCCCATGAGACCATTGGCAGGCTTGCCGGGGGCTTGAATCGAAGAACTGTTCAAAGGGCAATTGACGAACTGATCGCACTTGGGGAGTTGACTGAGGTTCGCCGGGATGGAATTACAAACCTGTATAAATTGTCCATTACCTGCCCCGATGATTGCGATGGCAGCACTAATCACCGCCGAAAGAAGGGGGGCGGTCTACAGACCGCAGGTGACACAGAGACCGCAGGAAGGGGCGGTGTCCAGACCGCAGGGGGTGCGGTGTCCAGACCGCCCGAACCGTTAGATAACCCAAAGAGAACCTTTAGGAAAGATTTTCCTTTACCCGAAGACTGGAATCCAACAAAAGAGCTTTTAGAGATGTTCAAAACTAAGTGGCCTGATTTAGACCCGACTTACAACATCGAGCAGTTCAAGCTCTACTACTGGTCTAAAGGCACAAAGCACAAAGACTGGTCGCTGACATTCCAGCGTTGGATGAATCAAGAGCAACAGAGGGCAAAGGCTCAGCCTTGGAAGTTCGGTGCTGTCGGATCGGCATCGGCGCAGGCAAAGAAGGAAAACGAACGCAAGCACTCCGATGACTATCTAAAGCAGATGGCAGAACTCGAAGCCCAAGCTTCCCCACCACCAAAATGCCCTCATGGAAAGATGCTCCTATTATGCAAAATTTGCCTAGACTAACCTCATGCAGAAACTTTGTCCTCGCTGCGGACTAGTGTGGGAAATACTCTTGACCCGCAAGAACCCCGACACTTGTCAATCTTGCAGGGCAAGGAAACAAACAAAGATAGGTGACTGTCTGATTTGGCAAGGAAACTATGCCGAGGATATGGTCACCCCAATAAGAGAAGACGGCAGTCTCGTCATGAAAGGCGAGAGAACCTGCGGTCACCAAGATTGCGTCAATGAGGCGCATAGAAAGGCAACACAATGAGAGTAAAAGCAACAGTCGAGGTCGCAAGACTTATTCCCTCATATGGTTTCAAGGGAGTAGAGAAATACAAAGACAAGAAGGGCGAGGAGCGCACCCAATGGGTGACAGTCTGGACTAAGGAACAGGTAAGAGAAGGGGAAACCCTAGAAGTCTCAGGTGATCTGTCAGTCAAGATTGAGAGCTTCACCGGCCGGGACAATGTTCCAAAGCAAGTCGCAGCAATCAACATAAACAACCCGACCATCACCAGATCGGAAATGCCCTTCTAAACTAGAGGGGTGATTGAACTTCATGTTTACGGCAGACCGACCCCTCAAGGGTCTAAGCGTGTATTCAACGGCAGGATTGTCGAGGCTCAATCAGCTAACCTAAAAAAGTGGCGAGCGGCTATTGAAGATGCTTGTCAACCATTCGCAAACAAGAACATCCATCTCGGTCCTATTAGGGTCGAGGTGGATTTCTTTTTAGAAAGACCTAAGACTGTGAGGATAAAAGATCGGGCGTTGCCAATAGTGCCGCCCGATCTCTGACCGCCCGATAAGCTCCTCCGGGGCTGCTTAGACGGCATAGGGCAATCAGGCCTTATTTGGGGCGATGACTCCCAAGTTGTCGAGATTGCAGCCCGCAAGTTCTATAACGATGACCGAGAAACAGGCGCAATTATCAGGATTTTAGCCCTATAACTGAAATATAACGATTACATAACAACGCAAGTTTTGGGCTTTTATTGACCCTGACTCGGACTAACCTATTCTCATCAGGGCAAGAAAGAGAAAGGGAACCCAGATGAACAGCAAGCACATTGAATACACAACAATCAACAATCTAGCAATCTCGACGCACGCAGTCGCTCGTCAAGCGATGGAGGCCGGCGAATTTGAAACAGCCAATGTTTTAATGGATCAATACATCAAACTGGCAAGCAAAGCTTTTGCAATTTTGTCCGCAGAACTAAACAAAAAGGTGGGGGCTTAGGCCCTCACCCCGGAAGGGGAAAACAAATGGACCTGCTAGGACTTGCATTCTGCGTTCCGTTTTTTATCGCCGCACTTATGGCACACTTCGGAGTCAACTTCTCTGAAGATAACTACGACACAGGGGAAAAGAAATGACAGTTGAAGAATTTAGAAACCATGTTGATCGCCAGATTGACCTTTACGGCATGGCTCAATTCAGCAGAGGATTTGAATCCTGCATCGAAGCTCTTGAGGAGCTTTCTAACCACGCACACAACAAAGGCAACCCCGCATTAGCTGACGCATTGCGTTGGGCTGCTAAAGAACTGATGGGAGAGAACGCATGAGAGCAACTTGGAGAGACATTAAGTTTTGGATTGCAGACAGACTGTTTGAATACGAACTAGACGAGGCTTTTCGTCATGGCATTCAGGAGGGCGCACAATACGCAACCACTTGGCTGTCAATGAGAACTCAGCTAATGGCTGACCGAGTGAAGATGACCAAGGTCGAGCGCAAGGGCTATGACAAGTGCCTTGACATCATCAAAGACGAGCGCAAAGAGATTTCTTTGAGGACAGGGGCAAAGCTGTGATGACTATCACTCTATGGACAAAGCCAAACTGCGTTCAATGCGAAACCACAAAGCGTGAGTTTGACCGCAGAGGCATCATCTACAAGACACGCCGACTAGACAAGTCACCGAAAGCTGTTGACAGATTCCTTGAGCTAGGACTGACCTCAGCACCGATTGTTGAGACCGATGACCGCCGTTGGGGTGGATTCAGGCTAGAAAAAATCAAAAGCCTAGAGACACACCTGAAGAACGAGCGGGCGCATGGGATAAATGTCCCGCTAGAGCCAATCAAACAGGTGGCAGATGAGGTGGAAGATGAGTAATGACTTCTGGCAAACAATAGGTGACTTTGTAGCCGCTGAGATGCGAGGTGCGGAGCAAGAGCGAGAGCGAATCATCAAGCTGCTAGAAGAAAACTTCAATCGTTTCGATGCAAGCAATAATCAGGTGGACTACATGAGCCTGACCGATTTCATAGCACTAATCAAAGGAGAGCAGAAGTGAAGCTAGATAAATCATGGGGAAAATGGCTGAAGGCTAATCATGACCCAAGCAAACCAATCAAGCTGAATACCACACGCAATAACGCTCTGGAAAAGCAGCGGGCTATAGCTGGGCTTATTACGGCTCTAAGGCTAATCAAGGGAGAAAAGAAATGACATCTTTTTGGGATGCGATGGATGATGACATGTTTGCTGCTCATGGTGCTGAGATGCCGTATAGGCGTAAAAGCCCTAGCCATCACTGCGGGTTTGATTTTACTGATGACTTACCAACGGCAACCTGTAATTGCGGGGCAGTGGCAACTAACCCTTATTACATGGAACAATCAGCAAAAACACCTCAAGAGCTGTGGGATGAAGCGGTTGCTTACGGCATGGCTCTCCAGCTTGACAGTATTCAGGAAAAGCTACTAAATGATGAGGTTATCCATGAGCTTTTGTGGATTATCTACAGGGACATTGAGCCATTTCCAAACAAGGGCAGAATGACAATTAATAAATTATCGGATTTATTGATTGCCATCCTGATTGAAGGAGACCAGAAGTGATTGAATACATCCTCATATTGTCGGTGGTCAATACTTTACTTATAGCAATACTTTTACTAAAAACAGGGGCAGAAAATGACAAATAGCGAGTTCCAAGAAACCATCCACAAGGCTTGCATGGCAGCCTACGAAACAGGGGTAAGAGAAGGCAGAAGGCTAGAAGCCGAAGTCTTTTGGAAAGCCATAGACTTACACCACACAGGTAACCAGCATGGTGACTACATTTACCTGTCCGACCTTAGAGAAGCACTAGAGGAAATTCAGAATGTCAAGGTGTCCTGATGTTGTCAAAATTGGATTCCAGCAATACCGCATCGTTCAACTCACATCAAAAGATGACCCGCTACTTGCCGATTCAAGTGCAGGTTACACACAAGATTCCCGAAACATTATCGTCATTGACCGAGAGCTTGGAGAGAGCAAAAAGAGAGTCACAGTCTTTCATGAGTTACTTCACGCCTGTCGGTTTATTTTCCAGAACGATTCGCCTTCCAAAAAAATGGAATACGAGGAATGGGAACACCATTTCATTAGCGTTTGGGAGAACCCGATTCTCATGGTCCTCAAAGAAAACCCAGAGTTGACATCATGGCTACTAGAAGAGAACTGAGGATCGCCGCTGACTTTAAGCAGGCTGCTGCCCTACTGAGAGATCCACATTTGGTCTGGTCTGCAGATCTCGAATCTATCCGAGAGGACCTTGCTCGATACATTGAGGGATCTCTTGCTGATCATGCATGGCAGAATCCAACCCTCCAACGCATCGTGCAGTCGCTAATCGCTGATGAGAATGATTTGAGTATCTAATGGAAAACTACGAACC